TGCACTACATCGCGTGGCGCTTTAAACTTGTCGACAGTGTATTTCTTGCCTTCGATGGTCACCTCCTGTGCCTTGGCAATGGATCCGCCGAAAACCTCTACCAATACATCGTTATCCCATTCCATGAGGTTGAGCTTGACCTGTTTCAAACCGGTTTCCGAAGCCACCGTTTCGACCGGGACGGTCGGTTCTTCCTCGCAATAGAAGTTGGTCACGGTATCAGCTTCGGTGGTGAACGAGGCGGTTCCTTTCATGGTGCGTGCCAATTGTTTCATCTCGGCAGGCATACCACCTTCTTTATTTACGTCACCGAACAATGCGGCCTTCAAGCCAACCGATCGTATATTTTGTTTCGTTTCTGCCATAGCTTATAAATGAATTGAATGATTACCGTTAAAATAAATCCGATTAAAACACCGCTCGAACACCATTTGAGCCGTTGGCCGAAGGTGGCGACGGGAGCCTCTTTCTTTTCTTCCTTTTGCTCCGTCTGTTCCCCTCGGCTATAAAGCTGTTCTGCGAGTTCAAACACCAGGCGCTCGAGACTGTCGCAGCGGGCGGAAGCGATCACGTCACCCTCTCGGAAGGTGAGGCTGACGGTCGCCTGTCCGCTTCTCTCTGTATAGGCTGCCCCGCCGGGCAGCTTACGGAGGCTGTCCAGCGGGACACTGAGTGCCGCCCGGGCGGGTGGGATTATCTCGGGGGTAGCGCTTACCTTTCTGTCCCACACGAGACTGTCCAACCGGTGGATAGTAGTACTTTCGTTTATACTCCTGCACGAGCCGGCGAGCAGGGCAACGGTCGTACAGAGGGCAGAGCACCAGTTTTTCCAGGCAAGCCTCTTGTGCATAAAACCTTTCTTTGAGTTGCAAGACCTCTCCATGCAGTTCGTCGATTAGCCGTGAATCCTTTTCAAGCATCTCCCGGAACGCATCTTCCCGTTCACCCTTCAGCCGAAGCCGGACAAAAGGCAGGTCGGACAGCCATTTGAGCAGGACCATCAACCCGCCGCCGGCACCGAGAAAGTCGAAGAATACGCTCCAGTCCATACATCATGCTTTTTTCTTCTTGCGGGCGAAGAGCGAGATCAGCCATTGGATGAGTCCGGTTTCGGCAAAGCCCGAAGCGGCGATACCAGCACCGATGCCATACATCAGGGCGACCGTCCAGTCCAGCCCGGCGAGAAATCCTAATTCCTGCCACCAGCCGAACATACAGATGCCGATGCCCAGCACCCAGTTCAGCGCCATGCCCACCCAACCGGGCATCTGTTTCCAAAAGCCGCGGATCGTCTCCACGATCACCGGCACACCTGCCACGATCGCTGCCAGCGAGGCGAAGATGTCTTCATAGACGGGCGTGTCCGACAGCGGATCAGCGGCCACCACCTGGGCCATCACGGGGATGACCATCGCGTAGAGGGCCAGGATGGCAAATAAGATTCTGTTTACATGTTTCATTTTGATTTCTGATTTTAAATTGTTTTTATCCACTCTTGCACGTCGAAGGACGGGCAGGCCTTTGCCGCCAATTCATTGTGGCCGACGATTTGTACCGAGGGGAAGCGGCGGCGGAAGTCCCTCACATAGTTTGCGAGGGCTTCCAGCTGCTTCGTCGTGCGGGTATCCTTGGGGGTCTTGCCGTCGATGTCCACACCACCGACATACACAATGTGCCGGGCTGTCGAGTTGTGCCCTTTTGCCCCATTGGTCACCTCCCAAGGATCCACCACATCGTCTTCATTGTTGGCCACTAATCGTTCCACTGTCCCGTCGAGGTGTATCATGTCGGTATAGCCGACCTGACTCCAGCCGCGGCCGCCTTTATGGAGCGGGGAGGTATGCCAACGGCGGATATCGTCCGCCGATACTTCACGGCCTGCAGGGGTGGCGGTGCAGTGGATGACGAGGAGTTTGAGACGTGCCATAGACTAAGAAATAGCAGATGTTGCCAGCTCTGCGTAGGCATTGCCGTCCCACATCAAGGTGGTTACTTTCTTCTGTGCGCAATTGGCTCCTCCGACGGTAGCGACGGCAGCACCTTCATTGCGGACAATCAGGAGCGATCCCGGCTGTACTTTTGTTTCCACATCGATGGTTTCAGTGGTCGCCGGGGAGACGGTCACCAAAGCGGGATTGGCATCATGCACGATGCCATTTTTTTCCACTTTGCGGTCTACGGCGACAGGGAAAGGAATGGTCACCAGGCGTTCGCCTTCTTCGTTGTAAGGGGCGTAGAAGTCGAAGCTCCTACGCGATTTCATGTTGATGTAACTCATTGTCGTATCTGTTTTTTAAGTGAAACATTATGCCTTGGGCGAATAGACGGCCCCCAAGTATTTGCCCGTTACCGGAGTGGCGACACCACGCATATTGAAACCGACCACATCGCCACGGTATTCGGGATCGTTCAAGCGGTAATACATATCCACCGTTCCACGGGCACGGGCTACCGCCTCCTTGTAATAGAAAAGGGAAGAAGGCGCGTCGGTAGCTGCCACTGCCGCATTCCAGGGAGCTTTCTGGCCTGTCGTGCCGTTGTACTTCGGAGTAAGGGATGAACGGACTACGGTGAAGGAGAACAGTTTGTTTTCGTTATAGAACGCCTTGTACATGTTCAAGTCCTGCATACGGAGATCCATCGCGTGCATCGGGTTCAGAATCAAGATACGTCCTTCGGTCGGAACTTCCAGTTCGTCGAACGCCAGTTCCATGTCCATCACCATTTCGTAGGTCATGGCCTTGTAGCCCCTCGCGTTGCTATTACCGTTGGCGGCTTTCACCGGTGTAAAGTCACCATTAGCGGCCGGAGCCCAGTTGAAGGCAGCCAGGCGTGCGAACTTCTGCCGGAGCGAGTTGCGGTGTCCCTCGATCACGCTCTGGCGTTTTTCGGCGGACTCTTCGATTTCGATGGCGTTGATATGTACCGTGTTCTCGGTATCGAAACGCTTCAGTACGATTTCGTGCGGGATGTCGGTACGTGTCACGATAGGAATCGGGTACAATTCATTGTCGATATACACCTCCGGATCCACGCCGGCCTCCTGCAAGTGCAGTTTGTCGTTGTCCACCCAGGCATCCAGGCTCTTCGAGTGCGCGAGGAACGAGTCCGAGGGGTAAAACTTCTCGATAATCTCCGGAATCCAGATTTCACGGTTCAGTCCTTCAGCGAGGCATCCGGACAGGTTCAGCGGAATCAGGGACAGGCCCATCTGCAGGGCGAACATTGTCCCGTGGCTGACTCCCAGGACGGAGGCAAAGGCTCCGCTCGTAAGGGCATTGAAAAGCAATGCCGTAATTAAGGAAACAATAAATTTCGTTTTCATTCTGATTGTTTGTTTTATAAAGGTTTATACTTGTTTTCAGGCAGGGTATTTGCCGTAAGCCTCGAAGAACTTCTGTTTGTAAAGTTCCCCGTCCTTCTTCAATTCCTTCAGACGGTCCGCCTTTACGATTTCGGAGAAGGTCATGTCGGCGAGTTTCACGCTACCCGTACCGCCCGGGGAAGCGGGCTGAATCTGCTTCACCACGCTGATATGTGGCGGGATTGCCTCGAGCTGTGCCTTGGCCTGGTCAAAATCGGCATCGAACATCTTCAGCCAGGCCTCCTTGCCTTTCGCGTCCAGCCGTCCGTCCTTGATGGCCGCGTCCACCAAGGTGATGGCGGAGGCTTTGCGTTCATCTTTTTCCTTTTTCTCGAAAGCCTGTACCTTCGCGTTCAGCGCCTCTTTCTCTGTTTTCAACGTGACGTTCTCCGTCTGGAGCTGGTCACGGAGCCGGATGATCTTTTGTACTTCGTCGGCAATGGCCTGTTCGCTTGCATTGTCCGACAGTTTCAATAAACCTGTTAAAATTGTCATTTGCGTTTCATTTTTATGTGATACATGGATACCGGAAGCGGTATCGAACAGTTTGATCAATGTGCCTTTGTCGTTCAGGTCCATCCGCTTGTTCTCCTTGTCGTACAGAGCCAGTGCGTTGTGGTTGCTCCCGATGGTGCAGATGGAGGCTTCACGCGCTGTCCAGGTGACCATGGTCGGATAGGTCTGTCCGGGCAACATCAGCGACGGATCGTCCGAGCTTTTCCCCGGCCATCCGCCTATGCTGGCTGCCTTGAGGAACCCGCGTTCCACCTTGCCCATGACGGCTACGGCTCGTTCGTCGTCTTCGTCAAACACGGCATCGGCCAGGATTTGGGTTCCCTCGACGCGTATGTTCTCCCAGCGGCCTATCGGCAGGTCCCAGTCGTCATGGTTGAGCAGCATGACCGGGTTGTTCTTGAATACGGACAGGTCGGCTCCCGATGTCAGCATCCGGAACCCTTGCGTATTGACCGTCTCGTCGTGTAATATGAATGTCTTTTTCGGCATCGTTTTTTTTGATTTTCCACCCCAAAGTTGTGGGATAAAAACGAGCCGGAAAAATCGCACTGTAAGGGTTACGTCT